GTTGGTAAAAGTGCATTAGGTGGTTATAATGGTTATTTCAGATATGGACAAACAACTGGTGGTTTTAGATATAGTAATAGTGAGTCTTTAGATATTGTTTCATATAGTCCTGGATCATTTAATTTCATTTGTGATGCAGATGTACAACAAACTGATTCTAGTACAGGATTCCAATGGTTAAGAGGAACAAATGTTGCTCCTTCTATGACTCTTACTGGTATTGGTGGAAGTTTGGGTATTGGAATTACCACACCCATCCATCCATTACATGTTGCTGGTATTGCTACATTTAGTAGTAATCTTAATGTAGGTGGACAAGTAAAAGTTAATAACAATATTATTTCTAATACGGGAAATTTAGTTCTAACTACAGGAAGTATAAATTCTTATGCTGGTACAATAAAAGTAGATACTGTAACTGCTGCTTCTATTGGAGCTACTGATATTAGTGTATCTGGTGGTTCTACATTTACTGGTGATTCTGATTTCTCTGCTAGTGTTGGTATCGCAACAGACCTTGTTGTTGATCGTAATTTTAAGGTTGGTGGAATATCCACATTTACTGGTAATTCTACATTTAGTAATGTAAATGCAACTGGTGTATCAACAGCTGGTGCTGTACATGCAACAAGTTCATTTACTGTTGGTACTACAGCTGTTCAGACTGGTGGTGCAATTCAATTTGGAGATGCTGGTCTTACAACAACCAGATATATGGTTCTACCAAAGGTTACTACCACTGAAAGAGATGCCTTGGTAGATAAAGTTTCTGGTGCTTTAGTTTATAATGAATCCACAAATAAATTGAATTTCTGGAATGGATCTGATTGGGAAGCAGTAACAAGTTCATAAGGAGTATATAACATGCCAACACCTTCAGGTACTATTAAATTCTCAGATATTGAAACTGAATTTGGTCAAACACCAAATCAGAGATTGGGTGATTATAGATTAAATGGTGGTAAAACTCTTGGGAACCTACAAGCACCATTAGATTTGGGTGTTCCAAAGTCTGTTGCTGCTGGTTCTAGTTCTATTTCATTTGGTCAGTTAAGAAACAAAAGATTAAATATTCATGTTGATTATTATTCTATGGAGACAGATATAGATCGTAATGATGATTCAAGTGAATATGATTTTAAGGCAGATAATAGATATAATGGTGGTCATAAAATTGCTGTTGTTCCTGAAGGTGCAGCTGTAAGTGTTCCTGGTAACGCATCAGGAACAGGTGAGAAGAGAGTTGTAATTAATGTTGGTAAAAAGATAGGTTCTCAAAAATCTTCATTGGGAGGTAGTACAGGAAAATGTGCATTAAGAACTGGAAATAGTTGGGATAGTGATACGCAATTAACAGTTCATGTTTCAGAAGGTGGTATGTTAGTTGGTGCTGGTGGAGATGGTGGTAGTGGTGGTAGTGGAAGAAATGCGAATGGAACTGGTGGTGCTCCAGGAACATCTGCTCTAGGTGTTCAATTTGAAGAAACTAAAGTAAAAGTTGATGAAGGTGGTGCTATAATTGCTGGTTACGGCGGTGGCGGTGGCGGTGGATCAGGATGGCAAGAAGATAGTGAATGTGATGGTTGGGGCCCTTGGTATGATTGTGATGAAGAAGTTCAATCAGCTACTGGAGGTGCTGGTGGTGGTGGAGCAGGCCGTCCTTATGGAGTTAAAGGTGGTGGTAATAATTCTGGTAGTGCTAATGATGGTAATAATTATGCTGGAGACTCACCTTTTGATGGAGATTGGCAATCTACTGGTGGTAGTGGATCAGATGGTGGTTATGAAAATCCAGCTCAAGCTGGAGATGGTGGAGATGGTGGTACGATAGCAGAGAATACAGCTACTAATGGTCAAGCTGGTTCTGGTGGTAATCACAACGGTGGGGCTAGTGGTGGTGGTGCTGTTGGTGGAGCAATAAACAAAAATGGTTCAGTTGATTGGGCATTTGAGGACACAAGCAGTTATACTAGAGTATATGGAGCAGGTAGAAATGGGGCTTCGGAGTCACAAACTACGGTGGAGTAGAGTTAATAAATATCATTACTATATTATTACGAGATTATTATGGCAACTGAATATGATTTAATAACACGATATGAAGGTGTCTATTCTAAAGAAGAGCAAGAAAGAATAATTGAAGGCATTAATAAATTAGAGGAAGGAGGATATTTATTTGATAAGCAAGATAATAAGCATCTTGAAGATCATAAGACTATAAATTTAACTGCTGGTGGTGATTATTGTTTAGATTTACCAAGTGCTGGCCCACTTGCACAAAGAATATTACGAAAATTGCAACCTTGTGTTAATCATTATCTTGAAAGGTTTAGTGTTCTTGGTAAATCTAAATTTTTATTATATGATTGTAAATTAAAAAAAATTCCTATTGGTGGAGGATTTCATAATTGGCACTTCGAGAATCCTTCAATAGAAACAGCACAAAGACAATTTGTTGTTCAGGTATATTTGAATGATGATTTTGAAGGTGGAGAGACTGAATTTTTATATCAAAATAGGAGAGAGCAAGCAGTAGCTGGAGATGTATTAATATTTCCTTGTAGTTATACACATACACATAGGGGTAATCCCCCCATAGGTGGTACGAAATACATTGCAACCTCATGGGGATGGATTCAAGGGGGAAAATATTGAAAATTTTAATTAATAATGATTTTTTTAATGATCCTGATGAAATTAGAAAATTAGCATTAGAATGTGATTATGACTCTTCTAAAGAAGATTGGGAAACAAAATGGAAAAGAAATTGGGTTGGTGAAAGAACCAATAAACTCAATTTAGATGAAATTAATAATCAAATCATAAAAATTGTAACTACTTTTTATGATTTTGATATATCAGATTGTATTGGGTATCAATCTCATTTTCATATACAACATTCACAAAATTCTAATGTTGAATATTTTGAACATATAAAATTACATCGTGATTCATTACATAAAAATGGATATGCAGGACTTATCTATCTCACACCAAATGCACCTAAAGATGGAGGAACTCTTATTGTGGATGGTGAAAATGCTAAGATTATTGATATTGATAATGTTTATAATCGTTTAGTATGTTATCCATCATTTCTTATTCATGGTATTAATAAACTATTTGGAGACTGTAGATCTAATGGAAGGTTGACTCTTGTTTTCTTTTTTCGTAGTGATAAAATTATGGAACATTGTTAAAATTTGAAATTATATACATACCTTTGTATGGTTTGTACGGGGAGCTCTATAATTTTTTAAAGGAACCAGTGACGAAACTGGCACAAGACCCTATACAAGGGTCTTTTTTATGCTATAATATATTCAGTTACAAAACATTAATGCCATTACGTCCACACCAAACTGATGCTCTGGATGCTATGGCAAAGAACCCTAAAGGTCAAGTCATTGTACCTACAGGGGGCGGTAAGACCATGTGTATGATAGAGGATGCTAAGAGAGTATTCAGTACACAAGAGATTGCAACCATTGTCGTAGTCGCTCCACGCATCCTATTAGCACAGCAACTATGCTCTGAGTTCATGGAAACAGGAGAGTTTCCCGATGTTCATGTATTGCATGTTCACAGTGGTGAGACTGAATATAATTCTACAACAAAGGTAGATCAGATAAGACTTCACAACTTCATGTGTTATGAAACAGATTCTCATCAAATCATCTTTACAACATATCATTCATTACATAGATTGCAAGAGAGTGATATTGTGGTTGATGTAGTTTACTTTGATGAAGCACACAACAGCGTTCAGAGAAACTTTATTGAATCTGTTGAACATTTCTCAATGTATGCTGATCGTTCATACTTCTTTACTGCCACACCTAAGCACAGTCTCACACCATTCAAGGCAGGTATGAATGATAGTGATATATTTGGTGAGGTTATATGTCAGGTTCCAGCTCCTCAGTTGGTTAAGCAAGGATATATTCTACCACCAAAGGTAGAAGTATATGAGTCAAGATTATTAGACAAGCATGAGTTGGTTGCTGATAAAGATTGTGAGCAGATGATTCAGTCTATTGATAACTTACAGAAGAGTAAGGTTCTTATCTGTGCTAAGTCTACTAAGCAGATTACAAACTTAACATCACAGACTGACTTCTGTGTTCAGTTGAGAGAGCGTGGTTATAATTGGATGTATATTACTGCAAAGACTGGTGCATTTATTAATGGTAAGAAGGTAGGTAGAGATAAGTTCTTTGAGGTATTAAATACATGGGGTAAGGATGATTATACCAAGTTTGTAGTTCTACATCATAGTATATTATCTGAAGGTATCAATGTAAATGGACTTGAGGCCGTCTTGTTCCTAAGATCTATGGATTATATCGGTATCAGTCAAACGATAGGTAGAGTGATCCGCAAGGGGGCAACTGACAAGGCATATGGTTTAGTATGTGTTCCAGTTTACTCTAAGGTTGGTATCTCTACTGCCAAGAAAGTAGAGGCAGTTGTTGATACTATTTTCAACAAGGGTGAAGCAGCAACATCGGTGGTTACAAAATGACAACAGTTACATTAGTTACAGGTGGATTTGATCCATTACATAGCGGTCACATTGCTTACTTTAAAGCAGCAAAAGAGTTTGGTAATCCTTTATGTGTAGGTGTGAACTCTGATGACTGGTTGACTAGAAAGAAGGGTAAACCCTTTATGAATGTTGGTGAGAGAATGAGTATTATTAAGGAACTTAAATGTGTGGATGTTGCCATTGAGTTTAGAGATAAAGATGATAGTGCCTGTGATGCAATCTCTATGGCATTAGAAGTATATGATAATGTACTATTCTGTAATGGTGGTGATAGAGGTAGTGTGAATACTCCTGAATATGAGAGGTATAGAAATGATAAGAGGGTAGAGTTTAAGTTTGGAGTGGGTGGTAATGATAAGAAGAATAGTAGTTCATGGATATTAAAAAATTGGAGAGACTAGGCATAAATTTTTGTTAAATGTATCAGGGAATACAGACACAATTTGCATAAATAATGATAGAATTAGGGATAACAAGATGAGTTAAATCTCTTCGTT